AACTCCCCCTCAAATCTTAATCCAAAATAAATAATTCCAAGATTATTCGCCCCCTGAATATGAAACTCATTCAAAAACATTTTGGCTTCCCCTCTTGGAATCTCTTCAACCTCACACTTCCTTGCCCCAACTTTTCGTTCAAACAAACCAGCATGAGCACGAATAAACCCCTCACACTGCTTTTGGCGACCTGCCCATTCATCAGAAAATACATGAATAGCCATTCCATCCCTTGGCAATCCTGAAAACAAATGCTCAACAATATTTGAATCAGTCAAATTCCAAAAAACAACTTCCAACTTATCATTCACCATCTTAGACAAAACAGAAAATGACTCACAATCAGACTCTGTGATATCAATATTGATAACCGGTTTAGACGATTTTCTTGAAACAGACTTTCGTTTGACTTTAGGCTTAGGAGGATTCTCAGCTCTCTTTTTAGCTCTAGCCTTTTTAGCCCTATCAGCATGACACTGATTACAACGCCAATACTCTTTGCCCGAACTATACCTGACAACATAATAGCCAACCTCATCATAGGCATGACCATTTGAACAATGTGTCTTGATATTGGACTTTTTTGATGCTCTCTTAACCACTGTTCTATCCTCCTTGTAAGGGTAGAGCCATGACCCGGGATGCTCCCAACATCGTCGGGTCACTTTTTTAGACCACTGTTATTTATAAATCGAATGGTATGAGAAGTCAAATACTAGAATAGCATACAGAAAGGACTAACTAGAAAAGGCTAATAATATTATAGACCACCGGTAATGGTTACACGCCCGAACCATTCGTCGCGTAGTCTTTTTGTTGCGTACCTTGTACGCATACCTTTTCGATAGGTTTGATCCTCTGGGTCGAGGAAAGTCGGAGTCATTTGGAGAGGCACGTACGGACTGAATACGAATCCTGCATCCAAGTAGCTTCGACCACGAAGACCGAGCATCATTTGGTTCCACTGGAAGAACGGGTCTTGGTAACCCATCCACTTGTTGCTGAGAGCACCAAGTTTGAGAATTCCCTGATGGCTTGTCATTGGTCCATAGCTTGGAGGAACCATCACACCATCGAATGGTCCTTGTGTATTTCCGCCAGCACTAACCCAAGGTGCTCGATAGTCACTGTGGGTTTGCAGTTGAACCATTTTTGCCGAGATTTCGGGGCTGGTTACATACCAGTTTGCAGGGGCTCGAAGTGTCTGCTTGTGAATTTGGAAACTCACAGCGCTCATTCGAGTCATAACTGCACGGATATGATCCACCTCTGTAATTCCAGCAGGAACCGTGAAGTCGAAAGTTTGAACAATTCCAGCCGAAGCCAGGAACAGTTGACCAAGGATATCACGGTCAATCTCCAGCGCTACTTCTTGACTGATACCACTGACGAGTTCGGTCTCAGCATCGACACCATGGAAAGCGCGAAGGTCATCAGCAGCCTCTGAGGACCAGCGAGCTTTCAGCTTCCTGGTTTGCGCACGAATGGTTTCAAACGAAATATCGATATAAACATCCGGGATATTCCGATTGCCTTCCATGTCATACCAGTAAGTGGCTCGAACATAGTTTCCAGCCGTGGTAGTCAACGCAAAGGTGAAGTTTGTAATTTGCCCGGTGGCATAATTGATAGCACCTGTGAGCACATTACCTGTGAATCCGCCAGCTCCATCATCAACCGCCGTTTGAACAGCAGCAGCAGTTGTCGGATTGTACTCTTCCACTGTGACAGAGTATCCAACGGTAGCATCCAGTGGGCGCACTGGGTTGTACTGAAGGATAACTGAGCCAGGACTACCTGTGAACCACTCACCGCCTGCGAGAGTACCAGTGAGTTGCTCATTCGGAATTTTCTCCGAACTGTACTGATCGTCGAAATTCTGGATCAGGTTTGTTCCAGCAGTTGTCGCTCCCTTTGAACGTCCATGCTTGTACTCAAAGAAAAATACAGCACCCACCGGAGCAGTCATAGGCTGCACACTCACAATCTCATTTGCGATGAGATTGGGGAAAACACGACGAAGAACAGGGAAAATGTACTTGGTGTACACACCTGCATTTGTTGAAAGAGTATCTTCAGCGAGCTGACGTCTCATGTCCAGCCACTGATTCTCCATCAGCATCGCCATGCATTTTTTCGTATAATCTTCAGGCACTCCACGAAGAAAACGATCCCATTTTTCAACCAACTGACCGGTATAACTGTCATCACGGATTGACCGTGCGCCAGCCTCAGTCAGATTCATATTCCTTGCCTCCATGGCCTATCTCCCTCCACATCTGACCCACGACGCTACTCAGTCAGATTCCCCGTTCCAGCAAGCTCATCAAATTCATCTTCAGTGAGCCCGAAATCATCCAGCATAGCGCCATGCTGGCCGTTACCTCTTTTATTTCGCGGTCGACCAAAAGTATCCTCTTCCAAGGACCGCTGTTTACCACGCCCTATTCGAGCACGGATTCTATCCGCTTCATCCTCATCCCGAACCCGAGTATAAGAAACACTGCTATTGAGAGACCGAAGAACCCTTGTGGCCTCTTCCACAGAAGAAACCCCTTCACAAAGAGCTCGGAACCTCTCACCATCAGGATGAGCCTCTGCTACACCAGTGATAAAACTTTCGACCTGGACAGCTTCTGCCACTTCCAATGCCCTACGAGTTCTATCATCAGCTTCTTTGATTCTTTCCTGAGCTTGATTCGCTCGTTCTTCAGCAGATTCAATTCGATCCTCAAGATCTTTGACCTTGTCGAGGAACTCTTTTTTGACATCATCTTCTTCGCCGATATGCTCATCACGCGCTGAAGACAACTCTTTTTGAACCGCCTCTATCCGAGAATCCAGCTCTTGAGTATCCTTATACTGATCCATACTCCCGATAAGCTTCACAATAGCATCACGTGAAGGATCACCAGCAACTTTCCGCTCCATATGCAACCGATAAGCTGCCTCCTTTGCCACCTCTGCTACAGATTTATGCTCTTTTTGAAGCTTTTGAATTTCAAGCTCTCGCTCAGCAAGCTTGCCTTCGAGTTCCTTGATTTGCTCATCTTTGGACGCCAGCTCTTGCTGATGAACAACTGGACTTGCAAAACTTGTCACCATTGAAGCAATTCGCTCGAGAACTTGCTTGGCTCCAGCTATTTCTGGATCACTGAGATACTCACTCCTGACACGCTCCTCGACAGCTTCACCAATTTGCTCCATCTTTCGACGAAGTTCTCCCGCGAAACGCTCAGTAAGTCTTTCCTCTACCCGACGCTCAGACTCCGCCAGGACCCCAGAAGTCAATTCTTCCACCAGCCCTGGATAGTTCGATTTCAAATCTTCGACAGTTAATCCCATGTCATCCTCTGGTATTCTTTTGAGTTCCTCATAAAACACCTGTGGATACGCAGACCGAGTTGCAGGATCAGCTACGAAATCAAAGGTGTCGAGACGGAAATCTTCTTGAACTTCCTCTGTACCATCAGGAAGTGTTTTTGTTGAACCGAAACCACGACTCGATACGCCAACCTGAGCTCCCGCCTCCATAATGGTTTTTAGAATACGACCATTTGGAGTATCGAGAATCTCCGACGCACCAACAACTTCATTACCCTCGACTTTGAGACCTGTAAGCAAATGACTTACTCGTTGAAGCTTGGTGCGACCATCGCTAGGGTGATCAAGCTCTCCAAAGCAGCGCCTATTTGCCATATTCTCTTTGAGTCTACCAATCTCACGTTCCCATAGGTGCTTTCGATAAAGACGCTTATTTTCAGTCGCCTTGTCACTTCTAGCGTATGGACCCCGAGCAATGACCTTACCGGACTTTCCATCCTTTGACTCTTCAAGCTGGAAAGCCATTGGCATGGTATCTATAAGCAGAGACGCCGTCATAATTTTCACCTAGACCTAATAGAACTTGACCGAAAAGAGCTACGAGAGAGTAAATCCCCAAAGTTGCGCTTTGGACGCTTACGCTTGGGAACTAACTTTTTCTTACCCTTTTTCTCAAAACCAATTTTGTCCCGAACAGTCCCACCAAAACCGAGGATATCCCGTCGACCGCTTCTTGTGCGCAACCTGCTTGCCTCAAAAACTAAATCAACGGGAATCCACCAATTCATCGAACAATACCTCTACAGCAAACTCACAACTTTTGACTCAAGAAATCAATCCTCATCATCAAAATCAATTCCATCTTCATCTTCTTCGGAATCTTCTTCGATGAAATCTACATCTTCGTCTTCATCGTCTTCATCGTCTTCATCCTCATAGAGACCATTTTCAACACCCATCTCTATTGATTCAGAAAGACTTGGAGACCCAATCTCTTCATGGGTTGCGAGCGCTTTGGTCACTCCCTCGAGAAGCGAAGCAAGTTTAGCCTCCAACGCCTCATCGAGTTCGCCACCAACATTCTCTATTTCCTCTGAAAGATCCGCTGCCGAATCACTCATGGTATAGAGCATCTGCCCAGTATCAACATCACCCATGGCCTCAAAACACTCACCCAAAAGCCATGCAAGGTAGCCAGCATTGGTTGCTGCTTCCTCATAAGGAGTAACTTCACCAGTATTAACAGTTGACTCCTCAAGCTCCTCTCGAAGCTGTTGGAGTTGTGCTGCTACACCCTCTTGCCGAACGATGAATCCCTTTTTCTGTTTTCCGGATTTCGCGAGACGCTTACGACGCCTTTTGATTTTTGACTTGAATCGCTTGGCATACAATCGAGCCGCCGTGCGACGAGAACCTTTTTTCTTCCTTCGCTCAGATTTCTCTTTTCGCTTTTGCTGAATAGAAACCTTAACCATTTTGCCAGATGGGTCTTCTCTATACCCTTTTTTCTTCCTGACAATTTTCTCTCCGAGAAACTCTAGATCCTCGTCATCGTCAAGGTCTTCTCCATCCCACTCAACAATTTCTTCATCATCATCAAGATCAAATTCATCTGAATCTGAATCTGAATCTTCATCTTCAGTCATCAATCTAGGCCGAACAGCATCAGAAGTCGGAGGACTTCCAGCGTACTGCTCAACAAGCCCAGAATTTCGCTCAATATCATCCATTACCTTGTCGGGATCGAGACCGATACCCTCAAGCTCTTCACTCAATGGACGCACATTGATGTTTCTTCGATTAAACATTTTCCTCGACCTCCCCTGCCTATGCTTGAGGCTGATCAAAACGACGAGCAAATTTTTCTGAGAACGCCGCCGCTAGACCCATATCACACATCCTCGCCGCCACACCGTCATGAACCCTCGCAAGACTCTTGAGTGTGCCATCGGACGCCAATGAAATGGCATCCTCCGTCAACTCAATGGTAGCATCGAGGTCTACTCCAAACTCAGATGCAAAATCTACAAAATCAGAGGCAACCATTGTGGCATCCACACCCTCTTCCACCACAGGCGTGTATTCTCCATCAATACGACGAGCAACTGCGACACTATTTCGCATCCGATACAAATTCTCCCGCAACTTGCGCAAGGAAGAATCGATCACTTTTCTATACCGCTCGTCACTGTTGTCACCTTCTGCAATGAATGTCTCAAACTTCGGCACTGGAAATTCCTGGTTTGCATCCGAGCCAACAAACTTGATCATTCCATCTTTGTTCTCACGAACAGCCACCAGCCACTCAGGATCCTCCTCGAGATTGAGAAGCATCTCATCCTCTACACCTTCAGCTGTAAGCTTGACTCCAGATTGTACCAGCTCAAAAAGTGAACCAAGATGGTTGTCTGCATCATTGTCTTTGCCAGAAAGAAGCGCTTTGGCTGCCTTCAAAGACTCTGTGCGTATCTCGCCACCCAACTCAGACACCTCTTTCATTGGCACATTGACTCGCTCGATTTCTCCAAGCTTTATCCCACCAGTGTCCTCATGAAACGCAAAACTGGCACGAAAAAATTCGCCATTTTCGTTGAGAACTATTGCATGGTTAGAAAATGTACCGATAGTGCGAACCTCGCTCCTATCGCCACCACCAAAAAGCTCAGGCTGAGCAGCCACAGCTTCATCAACTTGATTCATTATCACTTCAAAGCTACCACCCAGCAACTTTGAAAGAAATTCACCATCTACTAACTTTTTTGTCATGGTGTCCAAATGTAGATTTCTCTTGTATACAAGAAGGAGCCTACGGCTATAAACGCTTGTATGTCAAGCATCGTTATTATACAAGATACTAGAAGGTTTGCTCTGCTCGCATACTTTTGCGAATGTCAACCATCAATCCTCCAAGTTCTCGAACACGCCTGTTGACACCCACGTTCTCTCTTAACAGCCGGTCAAGCTTTGCCTCCGCTCGCTTTCCAGCCGCCTTTTCCCCATCAAATTCTCTGCGCCAATCATTCTTGGGAATGGCCTTTATCAATTGCGTCAAACGCCTTTCCAAACGATGACCCTCTGACAAAGAAGGTGCACCACCAGAAACTTCATCATCACTCATTGACATCTGTAGCTTTTGAATCTGAGCATCTATCGCCCCATCTTTCAACTTTTCTTCGTTTTTCTCTTCCATGACT